ACCGGGATATGCTCGGCGCGGACGTGCAGGTGCTGCAGGCCATCCTGCTGGCGCGGGGCTACGCCGTGGGAGGCGTGACCGGGATCTTCGACAACCGGACGCGGAACGCGGTGCTGTCCTTTCAGGCCGACAGCGGGCTCACGACCGACGGCGTGGTCGGGCCCGTGACATGGCGGGCGCTGGGGGTGAGGACATGAGCGTCACGATAACGGCGCAGACGGTCATCACGACGGCGGCGCTGATCGCAGCCGTGGGGGCCATCCTCGCGCTCTACAACAGGGGATACAATTTCGTGAAGAGACAGGACAGACAGGACACGGAGCTGGCCGCGATCCGGGCGGAGCAGAAGATCCTGACGGTGGGGCTGCTTGCCTGCCTGAAGGGCCTGCACGAGCAGGGCTGCAACGGGCCTGTGACGGAGGCCATCCACATGATGGAACAGCATCTGAATGAGGAGGCGCACAGATGAAACTGCCGGACAAGGTTTATGACATTCTCAAATGGATCACGATGATCGTGCTCCCGGCGCTGGCCACGGCGTATGTCGGGCTGGCGTCGATCTGGGGCTGGCCGTTCGCGGACGAGGTGGCCAAGACCACGGCGGTGGTCTGCACGCTGCTCGGAGCGCTGCTCGGCATCAGCACCGCGCAGTACAACAAGGAAGACCGGGAAGATAAGGATATCTGAGGCCTCGGCCTGAAGGAGAGAGACATGGCAAGCTTCGAGGACGCTTACAAACAGTACACCGAAGGCGGGCAGGGGCAGGCCGTCGCACAGATCTACGACGCCCAGCAGAACGCGAACCTCGCCCGGATGGAGGAGGAGTATAACCGCGCCAGAGGGCAGGCGGAGGCCAACGCCGCGAAGGTCCCGCAGACCTATCAGGCGCAGGCGAACGACCTGAACGCGCAGGCGGAACGGCAGCGGCGCAACTTCAACATGGCCGCGCAGGCCAACGGCCTGAACACCGGCACTGGGGCGCAGGCCCAGCTCGCCCAGAACGCGGCCTACCAGAGGGCCTACGGCCAGATCGGAGCCGCGCAGGCGAACGCCGAGACGGAGGCGCAGCGACAGCTTGCCGATATGGAAGCCGCCTACCGCAGCCAGGTCAACGCCGCGATGGCGCAGGGGGACTACCAGAAGGCCACCGCCCTGCTGCAGGGCTACCAGAACGACCGCGACCGGCAGCTCGCGGAGGCGCAGCGGCTCGCGGCCTACGGGATCTTCGACGGCTACACCAACATCTACGGCGACAACACCACCAACGCGATGCGGACGATGTGGCAGGCGCAGAACCCGGACCTCGCCTACCGGACGGGTGCGATCACGGCGGAGGACTACCGCCGCATGACCGGCCAGTGGCCAGCCGGGTACACGCCTCCCGTGACGGCGGGCGGCGGCGTGTACTATGCCGCGCCGCAGACGAAGGGCAAGGACAAGGATAAGGACACCGGGACCGGGAACGGGACGGCGACGGGCGTCAGCAACGGGCTTCAGCAGGCCCGGCAGGACATCGCGAAGGGCGGCGCGAACGCGAAAACGGCGGAGGCCTATCTGAGATATCTGCAGGGCCTCGGCGTCGGCACGGGCACGGGCGGCACGTCGGGCGGAAACGGACGGAAGGGATGACGGCACGCCGCCGGGAGTGAGGAAGACACATGGCGAGAAAAAACGTACTGAGCTACGATGAATTCAAGCGGCAGCGGGAAGAGGAGGAGCGGCAGCGGGCGGCGCAGGAGACACAGCCCGCCCCCGCTCCGGCCCCGGCCCCCGCGCCGCAGACGACGCTGGACCGGACGGCGGGGATGCTGGCCGCGCCCAGCTTCGAGTGGGTATCCGGAGCCCCGACGGACCAGAGCGGGAACACCCTCCAGCCGCAGCTGATGGCGACGCCGCAGAACACGCCGGACACGGTCCGCTCCAAGCTCGCGCAGAACGCGCCGGACCAGAGCACGGTGGGCGCGGCGCTGGAGACCATCCGCAGCGGGCGGATCCTGAGCTACGACGAGTTCCGGCAGGCGCAGCAGGACTACCTGAAGGGGAAGCCGCAGCAGACCGCGCTGGACGAGACGGCGAGCCTCCTCGCCGGGCAGCCGGAGCAGACCCCGGCCACGGAGACGACCCCGGAGAAGAAAGAGGAGCCCGGGGCCGCCGCGGAGCCGGCGGCCCCGAAGCCCGGCACGGCTGCCTTCGAGCAGCAGCAGCAGGAGAAGCAGTACCTTCAGGCCCAGCGCACCGCCCTTCAGACGCAGCTCGCGGGGCTCATCGACAACCAGATGCGCCTCGGCAAGATCGGCGAGGAGGACTACACCGCCGAGGACTACGCCCGGGACTATGCCCTCGCCGAGGAGATCGAGAAGCAGATCGCGGAGCTGGACGAGGAGATCAAGGCCCGGCAGCGCGACGTCAACGTCGTGGAGGCCGCGGGCACGACCGTGATGAGCGGCCTCCAGCAGGCCGGTCTCGGCGTGACGAAGGCCCTCGACTGGCTGGCCGGTGAGAACTCCGCGCCGTGGTTCTTCGTGAAGGAGGCCGCGCCGATGTTCGGCCTCGACCTCGAGGGGAAGAACCCGGTGAGCGCCCTGCGGCGGCGGGGCGAGAACGATGTGGCCTACTGGCACAACCGCTCCGCTGAATCCGTGGAGGGCAACGACCTCTGGGAGAAGATCCAGCGGCACGGGGAGTCCATCTCCGCGAGCGCCCCCTTCGTGGTGCTGAACCTCATGACGGCGGGCGGCGCCGCGGCGGCGGGAGCCACGACGCAGGGGCTGGAGTATCTCGCGAGTCTCGGGGAGGCCTCCTCCGGCTTTCAGGCTCTCAGCACGATGGCCGCGCAGGGCATCAGGACGCTGGCCGCGAACCCCTCGGCGGAGTACAGCTTCATCAGCACCTTCGGCCAGAGCTACTACGACGCGATAGAGGACGGCGCGTCCCCTGTGGAGGCAACGCTCTACGCCGCGACGAACGGCGCCTTCAACGCCATGATCGAGGTCGGCGGCGCGGACGAGGCCCTCGGCGGTATGCAGAACGTGCCGAAGGACGTGCGGGACGCCATGATGGCAGGCGATACGAGCCTGCTGCTGAAATGGGTGAAGGAAGTCGGGCAGGAGATCGGCGAAGAGGAATTTCAGGGCTTCATGGAGAGCGGCCTGAAGGGCATCTATCAGGATGTCCCCGTCTTCTCCACCGAGGACGAGAACGCGATCTTCAACCCGCAGAAGATGCTCCAGACGGCGAAGGACACCGCCATCGACGCGGGCATCATGGTCGGCGGCAACATGGCCCTCGATCGGGCCCTGAGCGGCACCGGGCGCGACGCCGGGATCCAGACCGGGACGCAGCGGACGGCCCCGGCGACCCAGACCGCCGTCGGCGCTCCGGCAGGAGCCGCGGCGGCAGCGGAGGGCAGCAGCGCGGGCGGAACCGGCACGGCGGCGGCGACCCCCACGGCGAACCGGACGGCACAGGTGCGGGACGCGGTGAACGGGGAGGGGGCCTACACCGGCCTCGACCCGCAGCAGCGCCTCAGCTGGCTCAAGGTCCTCGACCCCGAGGGGAACTGGCAGCTCCGGGACGGCGAGCTTGTCCAGGTATCCACAGAGACGCAGGGGGAGGCCGCAGGCGCGACGGGAGCGGCGGACACGGAGACGGCAGCCCCCGACACGGAGGACGCCCTCGCCCAGACCGTGAACACCCTGACGGAGACCGGCACGGCGGGCGGCGCGGCAGGAGCGGCCGAGGGTACGGCGGCGGGAGCCGTCGGAGCCGCGGGAACGGCAGCGGGCAACGCCGAGACCCGGACCCCGACGAGAGTGACCCCCGTGATCCACGGGACCAACACCCCGGCCCGGACGGCAGGGGCGGCAGCCGGAGAAACGACCGGAGCCGCAGGAGGCGCAGGAGCGCCCGCAGGAGCGCCGACAGCCACGCATGGTACAGAGACAGCGGAAGAGACCCGAAACGACACCACAGAGGCTCCTCGCGAGTTAAACTCCGAAGAGACGGCGGAAGGCGGGCGCACGCCCGGCACCGGCACCCGGAACGAGTCCGAGAGGACCGGGGAGGAGGCCCTCCGGAACACGGAGGAGCAGACCGACGAGGGGACCGGCCCCGTCCGGGAGGCGGAGGAGCCCACCGGGCAGGAGGTCAGCGAGGCCACCGAGACCGGCGAGAGCGAACAGAACACGCAGAGCGGCCTCCGCAACGAGTCTGACCGCACCGAGCAGGGCGAGCTCACGAACCGCTCTGAAGAGGAGACGACGGAGCGGGAGACCGCGAAGGCCGAGGAGCCGACGGGCGACGTATCGCAGCAGAACGAGGGGGAGACCGGAGAGCCGGAGGACCTGAGGAACGCTCAGGAGCCCACCGGCGAGACGGAGGACCGGACGGACACCGAGACTGGCACCGAGGAGGAGACCGAGACCCGGAACGAGCTCCCGGAGGAGACCGGGAGGGAAACGGGCAAGGGCACCGACACCCGGACCGAGACCGAGACCGATACAAATACCGAGACCGAGACAGAGGCCCGGACCGGCACGGAGACGACACCGGCGACGGTGGCCGGGACCGAGCTCGAGGGCGTGATGACCGACGAGGAGGTCGAGGCCGTCCGCAGCATGGCACCGACGGAGCAGCAGGTCCTCGCCCTCGCCGACGCGAGAGGGCTGACCGCGCAGCAGACAAGGGCGCTGGCGGACGCGGTGGGGATCCGGCTGAGCCCGGACGCGACGCTGCGGGACGGCACCCGCGTCATGCCGACGGGGAGCGGCACCCAGACCCGGACGCAGACCAACGAGGGCGGCGGCAGCCGCGAGGCCCCCGGACAGGGGACCGTGGACCCGGCCGGCGCGGAGCAGACCGGCACCGGCGGCACCGGCACGGACGGCCAGCCCGGCGGGCGGCTCAACGTGACCGTCCCAACCCCCCCGGCGAACCGGGGCGGGAAGCTCTCCCGGTACTGGACGAACACCCTCCGGAAGATGGAGACGAAGGCCGGGATCCCCGGCGAGTCCCCGCTCAGGACCATGTCGGTCAGCGAGGCGGAGAGCCTCGCCCGGGGCGCGTCCCTGCTGAAGGACGACGCGCAGCGGACCGTGGAGGAGCTCACCGAGGCCACCGCGTGGAACGGCGCCCAGAACGACGCCGCGCACATCGTCCTCGCGGATCTCTACCGTCAGGGCCGCAAGACCGGCGACTGGGGCGCTTACCGCGCATGGCGGAAGATCGTGCAGGCGCACATCTCCGACACGGCGCGAGGACTTCAGGCCACGGCCAAGCACACCAAGAACGGAATGGACACGGCCATGGAGGCGCTGGACAACCTCGAGAATAACCGGAACGCCTCTCAGGAGGAGAAGGCCGCCGCCGAGGACGACATCACCGAGGCCGGGGAGGAGCTCACGGACATCGAGGAGAGTCAGGACATCGACGCGCTGCGCGACCTGATCGAGAAGCTCTCCAGAAAGCGCAGAACAGGGACCTTCGTCAAGGGGCGCTTCCGGAAGATCCTGAACGGCATCGACGACTGGGACTACCTCCACGGGTACGCCGCCCGGCAGATCCTCGCCCTCGCGAACGACGCGGGCTACAAACCGGACCTCGGCGCCGCCATCAAGACGTGGCAGGTGAACGCGCAGCTCTCCCGGCTCACGACCTTCCTCCGGAACATCGGCGGCAACGTGGTCTTCGGGCTGCAGGATACCCTGACGCAGAACGGCTTCGCCGTGGCGCTGGACCACCTCGCGGCAAAGTTCACGGGGCAGCGCACGGTCGGCGCGGACAGGACGTGGTTCTCCTCCACGGCGCGGAAGGCGTCGCGGGACGCGATGCTCCGCAGCGTGCTGGAGGTGGCCGGCGACATCGACATGGGGATCAGCACCAACAAGTACGGCACAGACGCGGGCGGCCGCACCTTCAAGATGAGCGGCGGCGCCTTCTCACGCTTCATGAGCCGCTGGGAGCAGCTGCTCGGCTACTCCCTGAGCACCTCCGACCGCACCTCCCGCGGGCAGATCGAGCAGGCGGTCTACGAAGGCATCAGGGCCGCGAACCCGACCATCGACGAGGAGACGGCGCGGGCTCTGGCGAAGGAGGAGGCGGACTACCGGCTCTTCCAGAACGAGGGCACGGCGCGGAACATCTCCAAGGGGCTGCACGACCTGATGAACCTCGCGGGCGTCGGCGGCGAGGTGACGAAGCACGGCAGGCAGGGAGGCTTCGGCCTCGGCGACCTCCTGAACCCCTACCCGGGCGTCCCGGCGAACCTCGCCGTGAAGGCCCTCGAGTACTCCCCGCTGAACACCATCAAGGGCGTCACGCAGTTCTTCCGGGCGCTCAACGCCGCGAAGAAGGCGGGGACCGGGATGGACGTGGCCACGCAGCACCGGGCCGTGATGAACGCGGCCAGAGGCCTCGCTGGCGCGCCGCTCATCATAGCGCTCACGGCGCTGTTCCGGACGGGCCTCGCGAAGAACACAGACGACGAGGACGACCCGGACGCGCTGGCCCAGATGCGGGCCGAGGGCCGGACCGGCGTCCAGATCAACCTCGACGCCATCGACCGCGCTCTCGCGGGCGGCAGCACGGAGTGGCAGAACGGGGACGACCTGATGAACATCGGCTTCCTTGAGCCCCTGAACGCCTTCCTCGCCATCGCCTCCATGATCAGCGACGAAGGGGAGGATGGCGACCTCTCCGTCTGGAGCCTGAGCAAGAAATACCTCGGCGGCGCGATGCAGAGCGTGATGGAGATGCCCGTGCTGGGCAACATCCAGAACGCCGTGAACACCTTCCAGTACTCCGAGGCGGAGGACCTCACCGGGAAGCTCGGGGATATGGCCGTGAGCCTCGCCGGGGACGCCGCGAGCGGCATGATCCCGGCGCCGGTCGGCCAGCTCGCGAGGACACGGGACGAGGTCTACCGCGACGTCACCGCCGATTCGGAGCTCGGCACCGTGATCAACAACCTCCTCAACGGGATCCCCGGAGCGCGGGAGACGCTGCCCGTGAAGCAGGACGTCTTCGGAAATCCGAAGGCCTACCCAGACAGCGAGCTGCAGCGCTTCCTCAACAATTTCGTCCTGCCCGGCTCGGTGACGGACCTGAACCAGACCCCGGTCAGCGCGGAGACGGAGCGCATCTACAACGCCACCGGCGACGCGAGGATCTACCCAGACCGGAACGGCCCGAAGAGCATCACCGCGGAAGGGGAGAAGTACCCGCTCACGGCGGCGGAGCGGCAGAGCGTCCACAAAGCCTACGGCCAGCTCTGCGAGGAGTCCTACGCGAAGCTCTTCGGCGAGGCCTACGACTGGCTCACGGACGAGCAGAAGGTGCAGGCCGCGACGTCCATCAAGGGCTACGCCATGTTCGCCGCGAAGAAGGACTTCATGGACACCGCGCACAACATTGACCTCACGAACCAGACCTACGACAAGATGTGGGAGGCCGTGCAGGGCGGAGCGGACCTCGTGGATCTCATCGTCTCCAAGCTCGGGGACGGCACCGCGAAGCTCTCGAGCGGCATCACGTCGGGCTATGTGCTGCGGGAGGCCGGGGTGCCGGAGGACACGGCGCAGACGATGCTCCGTGCCATCAACACCGACAAGAAAAACGGCATCACGCAGGGAGAGCTCTTCGCCTACTGGCAGCAGCACCCGCTGGACGAGCAGTACATTCAGGCGCTCTGGGAGCAGAGCGGCTGGGACACCGGCTGGGACGAGTACAAGGCCAAGAAGACCAAAAAGAAATAGCCAGGACACACGCAGAGAGGGCGGGACCGTCTGGTCCCGCCCTCAGTCTTTTTTCGTTTCGTGGCCCGTGTACTCGTCTATTGAGAGGCCGAGCGCGTCGGCCAGCAGCTCCACCGTGACGATGTTGCCGCACCGTGCGTCCCGCTCGAGGGCGCCGATGTGGGAGAAGGCCACCCCGCTCCGTTCGGCCAGCTCCCGCAGCGTCAGGCCCGCCGCCTCCCGCGCCCGGCGCATGTGCCCGCCCCGGGTCATTCCTCTCCCCGGGCAGCTGCCAGCGCCCGGCGCAGCCGTGTGTTTTCCGCCCGCTCCGTCTGGAGCTGCCGCTTCAGATCGGCGTTGTCGGCCTTCATGCCCCGGATCTGCTGGTCGAGCATCTGCGGGGACAGCCGCTGCAGGTACACATCGGCGATATAGCGGCTCTGCAGCAGCCGCTGCAGCTCCTCCTCGGCGTTCTTCGTCTTGTCATCCATCGGCTTCCGTCTCCTCCTCCTCCGGTAGCCCCGGCAGGGGCATCCAGTACTCTACCTCAAAACCACCGACAGCAGCGGCTTGTGGCAGGTCGTCCACCCAGCTCTCCTCGCCCGGGTCGAACTCCAAGATCGCGTAGAACAGCCCGGCGGCGCGGAAGCCTTTTGCCCTCCACAGCACCAGATACTCATCCTGCCGCTCCGGCAGTCGCTCCGCTGCTGGAATCCACTCCGTTTCGGGTTCTTCGTTCATCAGGGCAATAAGATTCTGCCGCTGTGCTTCGTGAAGTCGGCTCAGTTCCTCTATGGCATCGGCGGCTTTCATAAGCACGTCAAGCAATTCAGCGTTTTTGCTGAATTTTTCTGGAAGATAGACAGCTTCGCTTCTCAGCCGATTTACAAGATCGTCATACATCAGCTTTCCTCCTCTAAAAAAGCTTCCGTTTCTTTTGCTGCCCGGAGAACGTCTTCATAAGCGCAAATAAGATTGCGAAGGACCTTCCGACATTCCTTCAGTTCGAGATTGGCAAGCTCAAGCTCTGTTGCCGCTTTTGCAGCAAGCGCTCTATAATCCTTTGACCTGCGCTTGTCATTCGCGTAGTACCGAAAGTCTTGGATCGTTGCATCATACTTGTTACATTCCATCAACTTTCCTCCCTCATGTCAGCCCTCCCCGGTGTACGGCGATCCGTCGGCGTTTACCATGACGCACGTACCGCCGTTGCCTTTTCCGAAATACTGAACGCCTGTCGCGTTGTCGCGGTATATGGTGCAATAGCCGTCAGCGTAAATAAGCGACATCCTGTTGTCGTTCAAATCGTTTTCGAAGCGAGATTTGTTGTACGATACGCAGCCGCAAAGCACCAGAACGACGGCGATGCATAGGATGAAGCATAATGCTTTTTTCATGTTTACACTCCTTCGTTTCCTCCGGGCATCAAAACCGCCCGTCCGATAAGCTCGACCTCCTGCCGAGACTGCATCGTGTAGACATACGCCGTCCCTTGCATCGGCATCGGAACGCCGACCATGTAACGCACATCATCCCCGCACGGTGTCGCCCTCGTCACGATGCCGAGCGATCCACACCACTTGTGACGCTCATTAAATTGCACCACATCCCCGATTATCATTGTTCCTCCTTCACGTTTCTAAAATCCGAATGCCGTATTTATCCAGCATCCATTTTCGCTTGATGACATATGCATCCGTCCGAAAGCCCTTGCAGTCCTCCACGATCATTTTGCCGTCACGCTTATAGACATAGTCAGCCACATAGCTACAGGGGTACTCAATGACCTTCCCGCGCTTGACCTTCCCCTTCGGGCCGACCGTGTCCGGTTCTCTTTTCGTCGGCGACAGTTCAAATTTGACCTGCCGCTGAAGGTCGGTAATCATTCCAGCCCTCTGCATCAAAAGGAGTTCGTTATACCGCCGCTCTTCCCGTCTGCTGTCAAATCCGTTGCGTTTGACATTTCCGTATTTGCTCTGACTGAAGCTAAAACCGCTTGCTCCATCTGACCTTTTTCTCATCTGGGTATTTCTTCACCTCTCCGAAAAGCGTTATCTGCGTCTCCTCACGCGGTCTGGATGGCATGTTCCACGACACCCCCCCCGCATCACCGTCCCGCTCCCATCCGCTTGCCTTGAGGCTTGTACCCGGTTCTGAGCGCAATGTGTAAGTGATGACGCGCTTGTATCCCATCTCCCTTGCAACTCGCGCACAGGCTCCGTACAGCTTCGTGCAGGCATTGTATGTGCCGTCCGTGCAGACGCGCCTGACCTCTATCGTCAGTCCGTCGTCAAGCTTCCTCGCGACCGGCTGACCGGCGATTGCCACTCCACAGAGCCGGTCACCATCCCAACAGGCAAGGCTCCATTTGTGACCGTTGGTCGGCAGGTTGTGCCGGTGATGCTGGGCTACATAAGCATTGGCCTCTCGGAGCGTTATCGGTCTGATTTCCAAGCTCACACATCCACCCCGTATTCCTCTCTCAGCATTGCCAGAATCGTTTCGTAGTCGCTCCCGTCACCATTCATAACCAGCCAGTCAGCAAGTTCCTCGTCCGTCATAGCCCGGATGCGGTCGGCGTTTGACGGGTTCCTGTCTTCGCACGGCTCCGGCAGGACGCAGAATGACTCGCTCCGGTCATCGCTGAATTTCAGGCAGCGGTCTTCTGCCGTTCGATATATGCAACCTTTCATCTACCTTTCAACAACCTTTCATCTGTTTTCATCTGCAGGCGATGCGATCATTGCTGTGCCGCTGCCCAGCCGCGCTTTCCCGTGCCGCTGCTATGTCTCCCCTCGCTGTGCCGCCGCGTGGATCAGCACTTCCAAGCAATGCCGCTGCGGAGAGCCCGCCCCCCGAAGGGGGCGGACCGGACGGCCTCAGTCCTCGGTGAGCTCGTAGGTGAAGCGGCCCTTGCCGCTGTTGCGCCACTGGCCGATGCCGCGCAGCTCCCCGTAGTCCAGCCACTCCCGGACAGCCGGGACGTACTCCTCGCTCAGGCAGACGACGTCGAAATCCAGCGTCGCCCCCGCGGGGATCTCCTCGCTCATCGCGAGGGCCACGCGCTCGCCCTGCATGGTCTGGGCCCGCAGCGGCCGCTGGCAGTGGCCGAGCTCGCCCTTGAAGACGAAGGGGATCTCCCGGGGCTTGACGAAAATCAAGCCGTCGATGACCTTTTTATACGCGGTCAGCTTGGAAGACTCATTGACCTTCCTTTTCTTTCCGTCTTCTCCCTTGCCTCCTACGCGGGAGAGCATGGAGCAGGCGTCCTTGAAAAAGCCTTTGACCTGATAGTCGTACAGGAACGGCTGCCCGTCCTCGGTGCGTGGGAATCCGGTCATGCCCTTCTCCACGACGCCGTCGACGCCGAGGGCCTCGATCTCCTCCTCCAGCGTCGCGCTGTTGGGGGCGTTTTTGCCAATAAAGTTGGTGTAGATCTCCTCGTCCATGGGCGAGGTGCCGAGGACCGCCTCGGTGAAGGTGAGTTTTACATGCAGGGTCTTTTTCATGGTTCGTTCTTCCTTTCTTCTTCTTCTTGGAGCCGCCGCAGCCGCTCCCAGTTGTCATAGAGCAGGTGGGTGTCATCCCGGCAGTCCTGCCGGTTGTCGTACAGGGAGCTTTTCGTGTACCAGCTCCCGCCGAGGATGTCGGGGGCGCACTCGTGGATCCCGTGGATCAGGCGCCCGTTCTCCGTCCGGAGCTGGTAGGCCGTCTCTTCGTCCGTGCCGAGGGCCGCGATCTGGCAGACGTGGGCCTTCACGACGTGCTCCTTGGCGTCCAACACATAGTATTCGGCGAACTCCAGCTCCGGATCCCGGGGATGTGGGAGATAGGCTTCGATCAGCTGACGCTCTCTGTCTGTCATCGCGCTCCCTCCAGCAGCAGCTCCACGACCTCCTCCGTGAAGCCCGCCTCGTAGCGGCGCGTCAGCAGCACCGTCTGCACCGGCCCGCTGCCCGACACCTGCAGCACCGTGTCGTAGGGCACCGTGCTCAGGATGTCGATCAGGCTCCCGACGGTGAGGGACCCGCCGGGGGCAGCCCGGGCAGGAACGGGGGGCTCCGGTGCCCTGGCTGCGGACGGCTTCGGCTCCTTAGGTTCCTTAGGTCTCTCCGGAGCGGGGGCCGCCTTGGGCGGCTCCAGTCCGGCGGCCCGTTTCGCGGCGTGGGCCCGGGCCTGCGCCTCGGAGATCTTCCGCTTCGTCTCCGGCGACATGGGCTTGCGCCGCCCGTCCGTCGGCAGCTCCTCCCCGTGCTCCGTCAGGATCTGTTTGATCCGGTCCTCGGAGCAGGTGTTGAGCTCCGCGAGGATCCTGATCTGCTTCTGCTTGTTCTTCGCCCGGCGGTAGTCGATGACGATCTCGGAGTCGTCCATGCGTTCGGTCACTGCGCCACCTCCTTCACGTCGTCGGGGGCCTCGCCGAGAATGAAGCGGGCCTTGGCCGTCTCCCAGAGCTTTGCGTTCGTCCTCATCGTGCGGATGAGCTCCGTCTGCATGGCCCCGATCCGGCGCTCCGCGTCCAGCTCCGCCTGCAGCTTCTCCAGCTCCTCGCGGAGCTTCCGGTTCTCGAAGGTCAGACTGTCGATGGCCACGGCCTGCTTATAGGTCTTGTCCCGGAGCTTCGCGCACTCCTCCTCGGCGTTGTCGTAGAGTCCCCGGTGGCAGGTGGCGTCCGCCTGAAGGCGGCGCCGCTCCCGCTCGCACTCCAGATACTTGCGCTGCCAGTAGCCGCACAACAACATCATGTTCCGACCCCTTTCTCCGCGCCCTCCCGGAAGAGCGCCGGGAAGAGCTTCCGCATCGTCTCCCAGTCCGCCGGAAGGTCGGCGAAGTCCGCGCCCTTCGTGCCGCAGATCACCACCGGCCCGACGAAGGTGACGCCCAGCATCCGGAAATTCGCCGGGTAGCCGCGCAGCCGTCCCTCCTCGCAGCAGAGGAGGCAGAGGTCGCGGGTCAGGTGGTAGGCCTCGATGTAGCCCCCGACGGCGTGCTGGAGGGCCTTCAGGGTGTTCGGCAGCTCCGCCTCGACGGGCAGCTGCCCGGGGACCTTCAGCAGCACGCGGATGTTCTTTTTCATCCCCGCACCTCGCTTTCAAACAGCGCGGTGTTGATCAGATACCGCAGCAGCTCCTGCGCCGTCGCGAAGCCCTCCTTCTCCATCAGACGGAGGACGGCGTCGTGCTCGTCGTCCGGGAGATACACCACAAGCCGGTGAGGCTTCGTGCGGACCGGCTTCTTCCGCTGCCTCCTGGGCTTGGAGGCGAGGCCGGGGTGGTCGCCGTAGGCCGTCCGGAGGATGGCCTCGGCCTCGTCGGTCAGCCTCACGCCGTATCGGTCCGGATGGCAGACCATGGAGTGGGTGGCTTTTGAGTAGGCCGGGTAGGCCGCCCGGATCGCGCCGATCATCTGACGGCTGCCGATCCCGGCCGCCTCGGCAAATTCGGGATAGTTGGGCATTTTTCACTTTCCTTTCTTGGCTTTTTCTGTGTGGAAGGGGGTGTAGGGCTCCTCGAAGGGGGAGATGTCGATCTCCACCCGGGGGAAGTCCTTGTTGTAGTAGACGCGGCTGCCGTCCGTGGAGGCGATGACGTCCCGGCTGTCGTCCGCGAGGATGAAGAAGCGGACGAGGATGTCGTGCGTCGCGGCCATGAGGTTGGTCAGGTCGACCCGCCGCCGGGTGGGCATGTAGTAGCGGCAGGTCACCGTCACCGGGCCCTCGATCGGGTCCCGCGGGGCGGGCTGCAGGTAGTAGGCGGCAGCCGTCTCATAGTCGATGTACTTCTGGTTCTGCATCAGGAAGGGCTTGCCGGTCTTCCGGTTCGTCACGATCTGGGTGTGGTTTTTCTTGGTGATGGGCGGGCCCGGGATCTCAAAGTGCCAGACCTTCACTTTCTGGGTTTTTCCTTGCAATGTCTCAGCTCGCCTCCCATTCCTTCCACGAAGTATCTGTTTATGCTCTTCTCCGCCCGGAGCTTGGTGTTGATGCGGTCGGCCTCCTCCCGCCAGCTCCGCTGCCACGCGGCGTAGCGCTCGCAGCTCCCGTGGCAGCCGAGGCGCCGCTCCCCGCAGTCCCTGCACGGGCCGCCCCTGTGCCTGCCGAACGGCAGGATCCCCGTCGGCACTATCTCTCCCTCCAGTTCACGGCCCCGGCGGGGGCCTCCAGAATGTACCCGGCGGCCCTCTCCCGGATCCGGCCCGCGATGGCGGGATCCAGCTGCCGGAGGACCCGCAGCGACAGCTCCGTGGAGAGCACGGTGCGCTTCCGGCGCTGGTTATACCGGGCGTTGATGATGGCGAATGCCAGATTGAGATCTCCCGGCGACGGCGCGCCGCTGGCCTTGAGGAAGTCGTCGATGTAAAGGACCGACGGCTCCAGATAGCGCCCCAGCTCCTCCTTGTACGTCGGGTCGTTGACCAGCGCCTTCAGCCGGGGGGCGTCCTCCCTCCAGAGCATGTACTTCGTGCTCTGCCCGGCGTCGATCAGACGGCGGCAGACGGCGGTCGCGAGGTGGGTCTTGCCGGTGCCGGGGGAGCCGGAGAGGAACAGCCAGGTCCCCGGCTCGCTCCTCAGATAGGCGATGGCGGCGGCCTTCGCGGTCCGGGTCCACTCGTCCGGCGTCTCGTATGTGGAGAAGCGGCAGCGGGACACCATGTCCTGCAGCCCCGAGGCCCGCAGCAGCCGCACCGAGCGGCGCTTGGCCATGCAGGAGCACTCCCGGACCAGCAGGCAGCCGGTCTCGTCCTCCGTGGCCACCGTGCCCCGGTTGAGGCAGAGCGGGCAGTCGATCCCGTCCTGCCGGTCAAGGGTCCCGGGCACCGCGTTGTAGCGCTCCGTCTGGGAGAGGGGCTTCACGTCCTTCACCCGGTCGAGGATGTCCGCCGGGGCCAGCAGCGGCAGCCACGCCCGGATGTCAGCCGCGGGCACTGGCCGCCTCCCGGATCTTGTCGCAGATGCTGTCGTAGTCCTTCTGCCTGATGTCCTTGGTGGACGCGTAGCCCGCCGCGATGATCACCTGCTTCGCCTCCGGTGTCGTCAGGCCGAGGCTGCCCGCGAGGGCGTAGATCCTCGTGATCTGCTTGGAGGTGATGGGGTCGTCGGGGCTGCTCTTCGTGATGGCCGAGGCCTGCTCCATGAAGGTGTCGTTCTCTATGTCCTGATAGAAGAGATCCGACAGCCCCGCAATGGCCAGCGCCGCGCCCACCAGCGCCCGCTTCTGGGCCATCTTCAGGGAGCCGTTCGCGGCGTCGGCGGCGCCCTTGAAGCCGTTCCGGGCCTCGGCGGTGTTGGCGTGGCCGTAGCTGTTGGAGACCACGATGCGCTCGCCGGAGGGGCTGAGCTTCACGAGGTCGCAGCGCACGGTGTAGGCGAAGTAGTCGCGGTCCTCCGTGCTGGAGACGACGGTGTACTGCTGCAGGAGCCCGCAGCCGAAGGCGATCTTCTCCGCGCCCGCCTTCAGGAGGACGGGCTTGTCGAAGGCCTTTTTGCCGGTCTTTTTTATGATGGGGTTGTCGAAGTCCGTGCCGCGCCGGAGGGTCAGCGGCTGCCCGGCGATGGTCAGCGCGTAGTTCCCGCGCTCCGGGGTGGCCACCGCCTGCGAGGCGGCGTAGGGTATCATCTGGTTGTCCATGTCAATCTCCCTTCAGGGCGCTGTGGATCCGGCGGAGGGAATAGATCACGTCGGACGCGCCGAACTTGTATTTCTGCATGATGTCGGAGGCCCGGTGCAGCCGGTAGGTGCCGTCCTTCATGAGCTGCACCCCGAGGGCCGCGTCCCGGCAGATCTGGATGCCGTTCTGCTCGGCGAGGTCGCCGTAGGCGATGAGCTGGCAGGCCAGCGACACCCGGGCGGGGCGGTCGAGGCTCTGGGCGGTCTTGATGTCCACCACGGCGAGCCGCCCGTCGATCAGGCCGATCCGGTCCACCGTCCCCGCGAGCCACTCGCAGGGGTCAAAGAGCGGCGTCTCGATGAAGTGCCACTCTGGCTGCCAGTCCCGGACGAAGGCCGCCCACGCCTCCAGATAGGGCACGGTCTCCGGCTCGATCTCATCGGGCAGGGCGTCCATGTCGTAGAGGGCGCAGAGCTCGTGGATGCGGCTGCCGCGGCGGGCCGCCTGCTCCACCGTGCCGTTCGGGGGGTACTTCCCGGCGGTCAGGGGGCTCAGGATCTCCGTCACCGACGGGATCCGGAAGCCGTCCAGCGTGTAGGTGTGGGTCTCGGCGTCGAAGACCATGCGGGTCGAATCCGTCAGAATGGGAGATCACCTCCCCGGCCGTCCTCCTCGGTGAAGGTCACCGCGACGCCGTCCTGCTTCCCGCTCTCGCGCTTCCCGCCGCCGCCGAACCAGACGTCATCCGCGACGACTTCCCAGCTTGTCCGGGTCTGACCGCTGCGGTCCTGCCACTTGCGGGACTGGAGACGGCCCCGCAGCATGATCATGTCGCCCTTGCGGAAGTAGGCCTTCACGAAGTCCGCCCGCTGCCGCCAGACGCTGACGTCGATAAAGTCCGTCTGGCGCTCGCCGTTCCTGCCCTGCTGGTCGCGGTCAACGGCGATCGTGAAGCTCACGAGGCTCACCCCGCCGGCCGCCCGCTGCTCGGGGTCCGCCGTCAGACGGCCCTGCAGCGCGATGACGTTCATCATTCCGCCTTCACCTCCGTCGTTCCGAACATGGCCCGACACATTTCGTTGCCCATCAGGCCGTCGGCCCCTTCGATGGCCCGCACGGCCATGTTGAGCTCCGTCAGGAGCTCGCCCGGGGTGGCGTCCCCGGTCTTGATGTCCCCGACCCGCTGGATCACATAGTCGAGGATCATCAGCTCATTCAGCATTCGCATGGGTTCTCCTTTCTGCTTGCGGGGCTCAGTCCCCGTCCTCCTCCGGCTCTTCGTCCGGATCCTCGCCCGGCTCCTCATACACCGGGTAGCCGTAGTAGATCTCGCGGTAGGTCTCCGGGTCCCGGATCCACGGCGCGTCCGGGATGCTCCAGCCGCTCAAGGCCGGACCTCCCCGCCGTAGCGCCGGGCCCGGTCGGCCTCCAGCGCGTCCCGGAGCTCCTCCGGGGTGCAGCGCAGCCGCTCGCACAGCCGCTCCCGCAGCTTGGCGCAGGGCCTCGTGTCGCCGGACTCCCACCGGCTGACGCTGCTCTGCTGCAGATCGCAGGACTCCGCTACCTCCCGCTGGGAGAGGCCCGCACGGGTCCTGAGTTCTCTGAACGTGATGGGTATCAGCCTCCTTCCAAAATCCCTGTTCATGCGTTTTCCTATGCATTTGCATATTGACGTCCGGAAAGAAGGCGTGTATGATGTCATTGGGTAACTGCATACACGCCTTACAGGTCCCGGCGGGGGAGCTATATCCGCCGGGGTCCGGGTCTCCGTCGCGCTCTCTCGGGAGCCTCGCGGCATCTCGGTGCCGCCCGGCGGGGACAATGTAAGGATAGCTCATGATTATGAGTTTTGCAAGTGTAAAAACTCATGAATGGCACATTTTGTGGATAGGCACAAAGGGAGACGGTATGCGTCCGCATGGAATCAGCCAGGACGCACAAAAACCTGTCACCGGAATGCAACAGGCTGCAATCGGTTTGAAAAGAAGGAGGCTGCGAGATGTTTGACGGGAAGAACGCGAACAGCAGGTCCGAGGAAGAGCGGGAGGAATATCAGCTTGGCCAGAGGCAGATACGGGGGGCGCTGCTCGGGATCCTCTTCATAACGACACTTCATGTGACAATGACGTGGTACGGGCCCCTTGACCTCGGGGCGATGGTGTGGCGCGGCATCGGGTTTTCCTTTATGGCCACCGTCGTTTACCTGATGGGCTACGGGGCCTGCACGGTGCCGGTGCCGGGCGGGAAGCTCGGGCGGCTGCTGCTGGTGCTGGGGATGTCCGTGCTGGTGGTCGGGGGCCTCCTCTGGCTGTGGTCCAAGACCACGGGAGCGTGAGCGATGGACGTGACGCTGTCGCGGATCCTGTCGCTGATCCCGAGGAAGGCGAACGGGGACTATGTCCACGGAGCCAAGAAGGCCTTCGCGGAGCGGATAGGCCTGAAAAGCACGAACCTTGTCACGGAGTGGGAGGCGGGCCGGTCAAAGAGCTACGAGGGCTACGTCTACCAGATCGCCGCAAAATACGGCGTGACGCCGGAATGGCTGCGGGGGGAATCCGAGCAGCGGGAGCCGGTGCAGGTCGTGCCGAAGCCGAAGCCAGACGAAGAGCTGCTCCGGAAATTTGCCGCGCTGGATGAGCACGGGCAGAAGCTGGTGCGGCTGGTGCTGGAGACGGAGTGGATCCGGTGCAGGCAGGAGGCCGAGGAGCGGGAGCCGGTCCGGCTGATCCCGCACTATCTGACGGCGGCCGCCGCCGGCTTTGCCGCGCCCATTGAGGGCGAGGACTTTGAGCTCATCGAGCTGCCGGAGGGAGCGCCGCCGGACGCGGACTACTGCGTCGGCATCGACGGAGACAGCATGGAGCCGTGGATCGCTGACGGGTCCATGGTCTATGTCAAGCGCGGCGCTCAGATCTCGGAGCTCGATGTCGGGATCTTCTTTGTCGACGGGGACGTGCTCTGCAAGCAGTGGATGCGGGACGGGGACGGCGGGCTGCTGCTCCTGTCGGCGAACCCGGCGCGGCGGAATGCCAACCGGGCGATCTCCAAGGAGGCCGGGCGCAATGTCGTCTGCCTCGGTCGGGTGCTGGGGCTTCCGCGGCTGCCGCTGCCGGACTACCTCAAAAAGGGCAATGAGCCCTAAAAGGCGCGGAGAGGGCGCAGACGGAGCTTTTGGCGGAAGGGGTGAAAAGATACGGCGGGAAAAAGAAAAGCCCGTCAGGGCGAAACTGACGGGTTAAACCGCGGGATGTCGGGCGGTGGAATGTCGGCGGGCGGAATCATGATGCGATGCCCGCACTGCAAATTCGAGACGCCGGAATTTTCGATCTTCTGCTGCCACTGCGGGGAGAGGCTGAAAAAGCTGAAGCGGGAGCGGACGATCGCCGTGCCGGTGCCGAAGCCGCAGCGGCTGCCCTCCGGATCGTGGACGGCGCAGCTCATGACGGACGGGAAGCGGGTCAGGGTCACGGCAGACAGCGAGGCGGAATATTACGCGAAGGCCAGAGCCATAAAGACCGGGCTCATTGAGCAAAAAGCCGCCGGGCCGTCAATGACGGTCGGCGCCGCGGTGGATGCCTATATTGAGAGCAAAAGCCGGGTGCTGTCGCCGTCGACCATCCGGGGGTATAAGAGCCTCCGGAAGCACAGGTTTTCCGACCTGATGCGGCGGAATCTGGCAGGTCGGATAGACTGGCAGCGGGCCGTCAATGAGGAGCTGGCCGATGTCGGGCCGAAGACCGTTAAAAACGCTTGGAGGTTGATCACCGGGGCGCTGCAGCAGCAGGGGGTTGAGGCGCCGGCGGTGACGCTGCCGCGGGTGGTCAGGGATGAGCGGCCATGGCTGGACTTTGAGCAGATAGGGCAATTTCTGGAGGCGGTCAGGGGGGAGCCGTGCGAGCTGGCCGCGCTGCTCGCGCTGCACGGGCTCCGGCTATCGGAAGTCCTGGCATTGACCCCGGACAAGATCGACCTGGCTAACGGGATCATCCGGGTTGAGGGGGCCGCCGTGCTGGACGCTGACGGGATCCTGACGCGGAAGGCGGCCAACAAGACAGGCAGCAGCAGGCGGGCCGTGCATATCGTGATCCCGAGGCTTGTAGAGCTGCTGCAGGCAGCCGGGACGGGGACCGGGAAAGCGGCGCCGCTTGTCGTCCAGCGGGAAAAGCGGCTGTATGATGAGATCAACAAGGTCTGCAAAAGGGCCGGACTGCCGCTGGTCGGCGTCCATGGGCTGCGGCACTCGTTCGCGTCGCTGGCCTACCATCTCGGTTGGTCCGAGGCGTCGACCATGCGGGAGGGCGGTTGGAGCAATTCGGACACCGTGCACCGGATCTATACGCACCTTGCCGAGGCCGACGCCGGGGAGGACGTGGAGCGGATGCGGGCGTTCTTCGGCTGGCAGGATCCGGAGGAAGACGCGCCGCCGGAAGGGACGGAGGAAGGGACGGAAACGGGCGGAATTACTCAGTGATTTACTCACGGAGGGCCGCCGGGCCGCATGAATACAGGGTTTTATGTGGGTTCGAGTCCCACCACCGGCACCAAAAAGAGGCCCCGGAGGTGCAAAGCTTCCGGGGCTTTTTATCGCAAAAATAAAGCGTTTATGCGGCATTCAGGGCGCCCCGGGCGGAGGGAGGCCGCGCACCGTCTAGGCTGCGGACATGGTTTTTTAACCGGGGGAATTACTCATGAATTACTTACGGGGGCTTGTGGTGGGCCGGGATCCCACCACCAAAGCGAAGGAAGCCGGGGAACTCTCCCCGGCTTCCGGTTGTTCGGCTGTTTAGATCGCTTCGATCTGCTGCAGAATCTCCCACATTGAGGAGCCCCACTCCCGGGCAAGCTCCTTTACCTCCGCGCCGGTGATCGGCTCCGGGGTGCCAGCTGCCTTGTCGGTCAGGTGGAGGCGGGTTTTCTCAAATCCGAAAGTTTTCATTTTTGTATCTCCTCTCTGCAAGCTCTGTCGTTAGGACTCTTCCCGGCTCAGGATCCAGTTGATGGCTGCCTTTGCCTCTTTGAGCGTATCGCCGCAATCATACCGGCGGTCGCTGTCCTCGCTGTACGGGCTGCGGGTGTCGTAGATGTACAGTCTGCCGAGGTTGTCGCGGTCAATCACAAAGCCCTTGTAAGTCTGACGGTTCATTTTCATTTTTTTAGCTCCCTTCAAAAAGTCGTTTTGTTGGTTGGTTTGATTCTATCATCTTTGCGGGCCGGGGTCAATCGTCTGTTTCTGTGGCTCCGGACTCGGCCCAGAGGATCCGGAGGAACTGGATGCAGTAGATCAGGTGGTAAAGCATGTTGTCCCTTTCTCCCGGTGTTTGACCCCGCCGGGAGGGTTTAGGTTGATCAGGCTTCCGCCGGTTCCGTGTCCTCTACTCCGAGGATCCGGTTCGGCCGCCTCTCTGGAGGTCGCCCTTAGAATAGCATGGGCACATGCACTTGTCAAGCATGGGAACATGCACTTTTTCATTTTGTTGCAGCCTGCACAAAAACGGCATGGTCCCATTGTGCATTTTGCATGGTGACATGCCGCTGCGTTATATGGTATAATCACGGCAAGGAGGTGACAAGATGCCATTGTCAGAGACTAAAAAGGCCAGCAATAACAGGTATTTGGCAAAGTTCAAGGAGATCAAGCAGCGCGTTACACCGGAGGAGCTGGAGACCATCCAGCAGGCCGCAGCCGAGGCCGGGGAGAGTGTCCAGTCTTACATTCTGGGAGCCGTTCGGGACCGGATCGCCGGAGCCGGAGCGGGTGCCAGGACTCCCGCCGGACTGACGGAGGGACAGAGGGACGCAGCCGAGGCAGCAGCCGAGGCGGCCGGGGTGCCGGTTGAGGAGTGGTTGACCCGGGCGATCAGTGGACAGGTGCAGCGGGATCAGTCAGAGCGGGCGCTCAGGGCAGCGTTGACCGGTCGCCGGTGACGCGCTGGGCGCGAATTATAGGAGGCCGTCGGGGCATGAGCTCCGGCGGCTTTCGTCGTTTTGACGGTTGGGGGATTATAGGGGGAGATACGGAGATACTGCAAGAGATTAGACACAGGCGATAAACCCCGGCGATTTTTCCGGCGGTCGATCCGGGGCCGTGTTTCGCTCCGGTTTTGTGCATGGTGCCGAGGGACTCGGAGCACCTCAGGAGCTGCGGCCGGTGTCCTGGCATCGTTGGCCAAGCTCTGACCGGCGGGCAGCTGCTCCGGATCCTCGGCGGACAGGATCCGGGAGAGCGGAAGGGGTCAGAGCCTCCAGCACGACCGGCAGACGGTGCGCTGCCTTCCGGTTTTCCGTTCCTGACCGAGGATCCCGCCGGAGCTGCTCGGCCTCTGATGATGGCAGCCGCGCCGGGGGATGATGTACCGGATTCTTCCCGGGGGCGAGATCTCCGAGGGATGGCAGCAGGACCGGCACGGCACCGGGGGCGAGGAGAGGAAGGGCGGGGAAGAGGGGGAAGGAGTAGGGGGGACTATAGGGGGGTAAGGTTAGGGGTGTTAGGGTGGGTTGGTGAGGAGTGGAGGTCGTCTCTCCTGAGACAGAGTCTTAGTTAAGCTAAGATAATAATACTTGGCTAAGATATAAACTTATGGGATAGCAGTAACTCCGCGCGCGAGGGCGGCCGGGGCGGGATGGCAGCGGGTCGGGATCGGGGCGGGATGACGGGCCGGCGATTACTGGATGTATTCGTTTCTGGCCGGATTCGGTGCTGAACTGCGTATAATAACTATTATGCGAAGTTCGGAGATGGGGGGATGACGGTAGAATGCGGGTTTCAGGGCTGTTTCGGTGATTACGGGGCGTATAGTGGGGGAAGATGGCGCAGAATGTGACAGATGGAGGCGGGCCGGGCGGGGCTCGGGGCGGGGCGGCTGGTCCCCCGGGGCGGGGCGGGGGTGCTCGGCGGGGGAGGCGGTCAGGAGGGAGCGAGGGCGGGCCCCGGGGCGTCGGAAAAAGGGGGGTGGGTTTCCGAGCGGGGCTATACCTTTGAGCCCTGACAGAGTTCATTCCTGTTTCTGAGTTTCCCTCAGTCCGCAGGGCATGGCTTCCGGAGATCGCGGGAGTATTTCCGGGCTGGGGGCTTGGTGCGGCGTTCCGGAAGGCAGGGGGCGGTGAGAGGGCTGCGGCTGGGTGGCCGCGGGCAGCTGCCTGAGGGGGGCTACAAAAGGGGCGGGGGTCTGAACGGAAAGGGTGGTCGCGGGAAAATTACCGGAAAGAGTGCGGAAAAGGTGACTCTGTGTACATATAGCGCACAAAGTTTGACAGACACGCCTTTGGCGTGGTAGATGTGATAGCAGGGATAGAGGCAAATCGCTCCGCAGGGCGGGCACCCTGTGGATTTCGTTCCTCCTTTCTGAAGCCTCAAGGCTGCTGGCGCGTCGGACACTCCGCCACCTCCGGGACTGACTGAGCGCGTCGTAGGATGGAAGGAAGCAGCGGCGTGAAAATCGCCACCCCATGAGAAGCCCCGGGGACACGGAGGCTGGTCAGCCGAGGGCCCGCATTGAGCGCGGCCATCTCAAGGGCAGACCCTCCGCGGACAGAGGGGCAGGAAGCGATGGCATAGCGATGCAATTCGTACCGGGGCAACGGCCTTGCTTCGCTGGGGGCCGCGCTGAAGGGCATTCCCG